GAGGGCGGAACCCATCCAAACCTACGCCATACTGCTTGTACGTCGCCGTGTGATTTCCATTTGTAATCGGGATGCCCGACTGGAATTGACGGTAATGCTTTAGACATGTATTTCATATTGCTCCTGCAAGTCTCGCAGCGATGGCGGCTGCGGTTAGTTCATCGGTTGCCATCTCTTCCACGATCTTCTTACGCTCAGTAAAGCGCTCGACCTTACGATCTAAACGCTCAAGATCGTCGCGGTCAATATACAACCTAACAGTAGGGAACAATCTAACTGCTTCATTGAGAGTCTTGCACTTGCCAAGGAACTCAAGAATGTCGCTCTCTACCTTCTTCCATTTTGCATCGAGTACAACAACTTGCTTGTTCTCTTCCCATGCCTGCATAGCCTCAGCTTTGCCAAGCACTGTATCAGGTAATGCAACTAAATCATCGTAAGCAATCTCAGATTCTGCCTTACTATAATAACTGTCGCGAGGGCGTTTATACGCATTGACACCAGTGAACCTAATGGTGCATGCAGTTTTCTTACCTTCATCGGTTTGACCTTTGATGGCAATCTGTACATCATCAATCTTACCTAACCAATCCTTAGGTAGTTCATGCACAAGGTGCATGTGATCCTTACCCCAGCATCCAAAGTGATACAAATAATTTGCATCTAACTGCTGTGGCTTATTGAGATGAGGCAACTCAGCCTCTAACTCTTTGCGGTGCATACTGCGAATGCGACTTTCGACGCGCTCTTTAAACTCTTTTGTAATGTTTACTGTAGCCATAATAATCTCCGTGGTTGAAAAGAATGGGGCTTACGCCCCGTTGGTTAATTGTTGCTCTCTGATACGAAAGCCTCTATTGATTTTCTAAGTGCATCACGTTGTTCCTGTGTTGCACCTGCATCGAGGGCGTCGTAGCATAGCTTGAGAATGTTTTGATACGAGTCAAGCAAACTGTTCAGTTGATCCATTGCATCCATAATTACTCCAGTGAAAAATGGATATTTTCACCGTAAGGAGCGTTAATGTCACTAGAAATACACCACAAAACAGGGTAGTTAGGTGCTTTATCCACATTAAAGTCTGTGTAACCATCTGTCAGACAGACGAATACCTCGGGCTCAATGCCCTCCTTGGCAAGGAACTCAAAGCCTGCTTCCATGTCAGTGCCTCCGCCTGAGTAAAACTCTAGTGCTACTTCTTCGCCTTGCTCGAATACCTCATGCTTGCATACACCAGTGTCAACATACAAGACGTGTACTCGCTCGGGGTTGCACTGCTCAATGATACGAGCCATGTGACCGTTGTAATAAGCCAACTCTGTCTTGCTGATAGAGCCTGATACGTCGACTTGGATAACAACCTCGCCCATTTCAGCTACCTTGCCTGTGCTTGGGAGGTACGCAATGTCAGCGAATCTGCGGTTAGGGCGTGACCATGAATAGTCTCCACGTACATAGCTTGTCATGTAACGCTCGAGAATCTCGTGCCATGGTGTTCCAGGATCGATCAAGTCAGCAATGATCTTAGCCAATGCAGGGGGCATCTTGCCTTGAGCCTTAGCTGCTTGCGCTGCTTGTGCAATCTCGACACGAGTCTCAGCATCGATGCGCGTAGCTTCTTCTGGGGTCAGTGGTGAGCCACGCTCGATGATGTCGTCGCCTGTACCTCCGGGCCCATCACCTGTAGGATTATCGGGGAGCTTGTTGTAAATCTCATCAACTGTCTCATCCTTAGAGCCATCCATCTGTACGCATCCCTTGATGGGCGTGCCAATGTTTGCTGCCTTGAGCATGTCGTTAATCCAAGCATCGCCTGCAATGTTCCACTTTTTAGGCTGACGCGCACCTCGACGAGTCGCATGCTGACCGATCACATGGCCGATCTCGTGTGCTAGTACGAACACAACTTCGTCAACCGATAGTGTGTTGAACCATGTAGGGTTGATGTAGATTTGATTGCGCTGATCTACTGCTGCTGTTGGAATAGTTTCATCCTCGATAAGCTGTCGCTTCATAAGGATAGAGGCAAAGAAAGGATGCTGTGTTACTAGCGATACCTTTGCCTTGTCTAGGGTAGTTACTTTCATGATTAGTCCTTTGAGTTGTATTGGTTAATGATGATTGGGTTGCTTGCGTCAAGCATTGCCGATACTTGACTGGCTTTCTGCACCTCTTCTTCGGTACGTGTTGACACAATGAGCGCTTGCAACTTCTTCTGAAAGATAGTGCTGTGCGTTCGTATATCAGTAGGAGTACCTGATCTGATTCTATTGATTGCATTTGCGGCATTGTTCTTATGCCATGTGGGGTCTCGATCATCAGCGTCTAGTAGAAACGCCGCTAAGTCTGCGTGAATAAGCTCAACAAAGCCAGCGTGATGTTTCTTCTCCATAGCTGGAACTCGTAGGCCGTACCAACTAGTGTCTGAGTATCTCAAGTCAAACTGTTTGCACAGATACTTGGCAAGACGTGATGCATGCGATGAATAGCCACCAGTAATCACACCGCTTGCTACTTGCCGTTGAATAGACTTACGCAAACGATTTGTGATCTGCGTTGGGTCGAACTTAATTTCTGCCGATACACCTGCAGTTGTTAGCATCCTAGATGCTTCGTATAGTGTTGGTCGCATTGTCATAACCTTTCCTTAGATGTTAAATGCCGCCATGCGAGCGGCTACTGCTTCAAGCTTCGCCTTGGCGTCGTGCCTTGCGTTAGCTGAACCTTTGATGACTTCGACTGTATTGAGACAGCCAGTCGCTGTTGCTTTGAGAATGTTGATCTCATCGATCAACTCTTGCGTTGGATTGATTGCCAATTTAAGGGCTATGTCACAACCTTCGATGACGTTCTCAACAAGACTGTTGTGGAAGCGTTCACCCTTCTGACCCTGATACTCTTGTAGGCGCTGAGTGAGTGCTGAGAGTGGCTTGAGCATACGAGCGATGGTGTCCATGTTCATAGCTTCTGCTGCTTCATGCTCTGACTGTTGAAACGACTTCAGATCATCTTCACTTAGGTCAAAGAGAAAGTGTCGTGAGTCAGGCATTGGTTGGAACTTGATATCAATCGACATAGACTGATCGAACTGACTTGCTGTCGGGTAGTCACCTACACAAGCACGACCTGCCGCGTGTCCACTGTTACGAAAGGCTACATCTTCTAGCACTAACTGATCGTAGTGTGGCATGTAGTTACGCTTGAGATTGTCCATCATGGCAATGCGATGCTTAGTCTCTTGCGTGTACTCAAAGTACAAGTCATTGGGCAAGATGCGAGGCCCTGCATCCACATAGGGTAGCGTGTGCTTCTTGTGATACGCATACACATCTGTGTACTTAGACATGATCTGCGCAATCGGATTGTCCTTAGACTTGAACAACTTAGTCAGCACAGTGAGCGATGTATCACCCTCTTGCCGTTGTATCTTGTCTGATAGATATGCATCACGTTTAGTCAGTGAGGCACGACGCATTGTTAGCTTGACAAGTATTACTTTGTCTGCCAATTTGGTTGGTTGCATATAGGTCTTTCATTGGTTGAGAAGAACGACTGCTTGAGCCCAGTCTTTGGCTTGTTGCAAGGTATCGGTTACGCATGGATCGCCTGTTGATACGATCTGCGCTCTCCATCTTTGTGGATTTTTATCCGATGCAAAGATACAAGCCACCCATGCCATCTTGCGTGGCCTCTTTTCATCAGGGTGTTGCTTGTACAGTGTGTGCGTGTAGTCGGTGCTAGCCACCCACACTAGTTTCACATTAACACCTCAGCATTTTTGCTAGCCCACTCGGTGAATGAACGAGTCGACTTGATGGCAGGGCACAACTTGATAGCATCCTTAGTTGCCATCACATTGAACTCGGGGCTCATACGAGACAGATACTTGGATACACGATCGAAGTTGTCCTTGGTAGACTTGCGAGCCAATGCACCAGTCAGTGCATACAGAGTCGCTGGGTCAGCAGGTAAGTCAGCACCAGTAGGATCGAGCAAGATACTCTCGATGTTAGGCAGTGCTAAGTAGATACGTCTGAAGCCTGTGTACTCAGCAGCAGCGCCTTCACCCACCTCACCGGCACAGTTGTCAAAGAACAGTGATTGGGATCGAAGTCAGACAGCAACGCAGGTCTGAACCTAATGAACTGAATCAATACAGGATCGATGTCGTTGTCCAACGCCCACTCAGTCCAGTCGTCGACGTTCTCTTGGAAGTCAAAGCGTCTAGTACGATTGGCTAGCTTAGACGTGATGCGATTAGCACCTGACTTGTCCTCAGTGCGATTGCCTGTGGCGATGATGTGCAATTTATCTGATAGCTGTAAGTTGGCTGCACGAAAGTCATAGACTACACCGCATAGCGCATTCTGCATGGGTACGGGTGCATCTGATAACTCTTCCAAGATCAGACCTACACGACCAACGCCTTGACGCAACATGTAGAACTCTTCAGGAGGAACCCAGCGTGTGTACTCGCCAGTGTTGTTAGGTGTACCGAGTACATCTACTGGATCACGAAGTGACGCAGTGAACTCCACGACATGCTCAAGATTTAGCTCTTGCATGATCTCGCGGGCACAAGCTGACTTGCCACCTCCAGGCGCACCGAGTATGAACGGCACAACTTTGTTGCCATTTGGTGCTCTGAACTGCTCTAGGATTGATGTTTTGATATTGCTATAACGCATGATTTTCCTTGTGGTTGAAAAGGTTTCGCGTACTCGATGCTTGCCCCAATGCGTGTACGCATTAACGATTGGGTAGCCAGTGAATTTTAGAACGTGTGTATGTATAGCCCTGTCACTAGTGCGACAGCTTCTTGGCTATGAGTGCTGCAATGGCAAAACTCTCTGCGCAGTCCATTGCATCTTCTTTGGTATCGAAGCGACATTGCTCGACTGGATGTACTCCGCTGTACACAGAGCCGTATAGCCTGACAACGAACTTGTCGTCTAGCTTGCATACATAACCTATGTCACGTATGTCGTCATCGTGGTAAGTACCATCGAAAGTTTTGAGCGCTATTGTCAATGGTATGTTCAATGTGCCAAGCCAAAAGTTGTTAGCTTTTGGTTTCCATGTGACGTTTAATTTCATCGCATACCTCCAGTTTATAAGTGTGTGTATCCGCATCTACTTCGATGCTTACTACGCCAAGACCTACAGCAATAAGCGTAGCTTTGTAATAGTCGCCCCTTGCATTTTCCCTGCGATACATCCATAGAATGATTACGAATGCGATTGCCAAGACTATCTCTAGGTCTGTCATCACGGCCTCCATACAAGTACGTCTAGCATGACGATGATGATTCCTACAAGGAACACAATGCGCTCTGTCTTTTCCCATTTAGTCATCGCTTGCCCTTTCTTGCTTTCTTAGCTTGCTTCTCTAGTATCCCTGCAACTTTTTCCCATTCATCGGGGTAGTAGTACCCCAAGTTGCCGATAAAGGTTTGAAAGGCTTTATCTTTCCTTGCATTTTTGTAGTCATAGATATACGCCTCTACAATGTAGAGCCATGCATTGAATACGCTTCGGTTGTATTTCATTTGAAGTCCTCCTCTTGTAATGGCGGTAGCTTCATGGCTTCGTTCATCATCTTGAACACAGACTTCAAAGACTTCATATCTTCTGAGCCTGTGCATGGTCTGCCATAGCCAGTGGGCTTACCCTTCTTGTTATAGCAAACCTCTTGCAAGCAGTACCAATCTTCACCTGCATTTTCTGACTTAGTATTTACGATGCGATAGTTCCATGTGAACATGATGCCTCCTGTTCTGTCCATTCCATAAACTTACACAGTTCCTCGTAGTTACGGCAGAACCTGCCGTTTTTATCGTAGAACCGCCATGTGTCGCAGGTAACGCACCCTGCTACGTAGGATTTGCATCGTTTGGTTTGACTGTCTCTTAGAAACTTAAACCCACTGTCAACTACGTATTTGCTTTTGGCACGTTTGCGTATGTCACGTACTTTCATGGGATACCTCCACAATATCGTATACGCTAACATCTGCTGTATTCCAACAACGTGTTGGATCGAACGCATCTTTCATCCAATCGATGGCATCTTCTTCAGTCAATGCATCGGCTTCAAGGTTTTGCGTGTATGTCACGGACAAGGTTGCGCGGTATCGTTTCATTTGAGTAGCCCTTTCTCGTACATCTTTTCTAGCATTGATGAGTGCACAATCGAGTAGCCAAGACGCATACCTTCGGTGTTCATCCATTGGGCTTCGGATTCACAGCTACCAGTTGCGCTCGATGCACCCGCATTCATACAGCACCAATGCACTGCTGTTGTGTACATAACTGATGAGTCGAACCAGTCTCCATCGGGGTCAATGCACCCGTAAAAGTTGTCCGACGAATGCATGCGTTTGAATTCTTTCCAAGTTGTTTTCATGATTAGCCCTCCAGTTTTTGAATGACAAGACGAGCGACATACTCATCTGTATTTAAGTGACAGCCAGTGGATATCGCCATCACGTGAGTTGATCTCCAAAATGATGGGCTTTCCCACTTGGGAGAAGTTGCTTTGTATAGGGTTACTACCCAGTGCATCACGCTTCTAGTTACGTGTTCGGTGTCCTCTACGTATTCCCACGTAGCTGACTCAGCTTTGTACTCATCTACTATGTGGTGTAGGTGTATCTGATGACGATAGGTCATTGCTAGCCCTCCAGTTTTGCGGCTATGTACTTAGCCAAGCCTTCTTTGCCAGTTTCTACAAACACATACCCATAGAACTCTCCGCCTTCATCGCAGAATTCTTCTTTTCTTGTTTGATTGGGGCATTCAGGAATGTGTTGTTCGTTTTGCCAAAAGTGACAGCCGTCACATTCTTGGTGATTTATCCAAGGCATGACTTTGTAGAACTTGCCGTCTACTTTGATCCTTGAGCGGGTCATTTGTTTGTGTCCTTTCGTGATATTTACGAACAACAACGCGAGCATCTATCCTGCTCGCAAACCATTTACTCAGCCGTTGGCATTCATAGCCTTCAGCTTCATCTTGAAGTAACCCGCTCATGTGCGTAGTTCTTTCTGATTTGTCTGCTTCAATGTGGTCATGGCGCTTTCGGGTGTAACCAGTTGGTAGTTACCCTTACCATACTCTTGTACGACACACCATGATGATCTAACGACTTGTGCGCTACGTTCTCGGGCACGTTCGCAGTGGACACAGAATGCTTGGTGTCTTTGGACTGCTACGTCATCGCCACAATCGATACATTCTTTCCAGTCATTCATGGACAGCCTCCTGCTCTGAATACATTGGGTGTAATCTCAGCAACGATGCGGGGCAATCACATTCGCACCCACTTGAGGCAAAGAAGATTGATCTCATTAGCCCAACTCTGCCATCTGATGTTGATGCACCAATGTTCTTGGTTGACCAATTTAGATCGGGGTGATTTACACACACTAATAAAATGTGTCCGCCATAGGGGGCTCTATCAGTAATGCGGGGATCGATCATAGTTCCTCCAATAGAATTACGACTACACCGCCAAGGCAGAACCCTGAGACTATGAGTGCTAGTTGTTGTGCGTATGTGGATACATCGTTGATGCCATAGAACAACGAAGCGCAGAATGCTAGGGTAAACCCGATAGCGTATAGAACTGAAGTCATGTGCGTATCTCCTACGTGTGTATGTTGAATTATCCAAAATGGGGGGTGAATTATCCAAGCTGGATAATTAGAATTTGCGTGTGTATGTCTCGTAACCCGCATGAACACTGTGCTGTGACGTGCGTATAGGGTTAACCCTGCTCGAATTATCCAAGTGCCGAAAAGGGGGTGGCAGTTTTTGGAGTGTCGTGATTATGTGCGCTTTACACACAATGTCTCACAAAACATTTCATAGTACACGCGTACCTATAAAATCTTGGATAATTGGATAATTGGATAATTACAAAGACAACCCATTGATTTATATGGGAAATCTATTTATCCAACGAATTATCCAAATTTAATCTTGGATAATTGCAATCAAGCGTGTGTATACACACAAGTGTTGCGTCTGGAAACAATGTCTCCATGACCTGAAGTCGTGCCAGTTTTGAACGGATTGGCATTGACACCATACACTTTGAATGTCTCACACACTCGGTGCATGGGATTCTTTGTAGGGGTGCGATTGATTACACCCGAACGCTTGGGCGTGTAAAGAGCCACTGGCTTAGGTGCTGATCGTGTGGTGTGTAAAGCCGACACCGACCCTGAGTGAACTAGATGAACTTTCATGATTACCTCCAAGTGATAATCCAAAGCCCACACATTGGCGGGCTTCAGGTTACGACCTGACCTTAGGCGGCTGGCGTATCGATACGTGCCTTGCTTGCAATGGCATCGTGGTATGTAGCACTTGCGTGTACAAGGAAGTCAATCATTTCACGATTGCGAAGTGTGACCTGTGCGTCTTTGGACATTGACTCGACACGCTTCATGAACTTGTCGAATGACTCGGACACGTCGAAAATCGAGACAATCTTTTCTTCGGGTTTGGCTTCTTCCCAAGGCGTAGCCAATAACGTATCTTCACGATCCTGATTCCATTCACCCTTGCGAGTTGGATCGAATGAGAACTTGTCCTTGCCCTTGGCAATGAACATCGGTGCGTTTTTCTCAAACCATGCACGCAATGATGCTTTACGCAAACCTTTGCCGAGTGCATCGACAAGTTGGTCAGCGAGAGTTACATCACCATGCTTGACAGCGTGTTCCACACAACCCACAGCAGTGGCTTGAATGTCCTTAGTCAGCTTGGCTGACGCACGACCGATGGAACCGATATTCTTGAGAACTTGTGCTTTTTCCATGATAAATTTCCTTTGATGTTGGATGATTGAGCTTTGATGTGGACTCAGAGTGAACCCACATTCAAGCCCCTTGGGGGGCTTTCGGGTATTAGCGCCCCCGACTGTTGGCGCTCAGTGATTATCAAAAGACAATGCCTTTTGACGGGGACACCTCAAAACACCCCGTTATGCACCTTGGGACTGAACCCTTTGGCGTAGGGAAAACCCCTACATTTACTCCGCCTGTGGCGGTTATGGCATGACACCCAGCCCGACATTACTCGTTGGCGTGTGACTATCCACGTACCTTCAGCTACACCCCTCGACCTTACGGCTTGTGAGATTACACCTACCCAGTACCTCGCTGTTTGCGTTATTGCACACAGGATGCGAGTCCTTCCAATGTAGGTCTGACCGCTACTCTGACCATCCCTACACCTAAGGTCTAACC